CTAGACCATCCCCTTCCCTCGCTGTGATGAGATTGCTCTCATAGAAGCTGTCGATGTCGTCAGGCTTCTGAGGGTGGAGTATCGTCCCCGCATTGTTAGTGAGGGTTACTTTGGTGTTGGTGGAGAGAGACTGGGAGGAGCCAGTGTGAAAATAGGCTCCCCAGCCAGTCAAGTTCTGTAAGTCACCTATGGACCGCTCAATCTTCTCATATTCGCGGTCTACGTGTTCCCCTAGGCTCTCTACGAGTGCGGGGCGTATCTCACGCCTATAACGGAATGCGGCCATGTTGGATTACCTCATGCCGCGCCTTGTAACGCGAACATCAAAACCAGAGAAGGTGAAGTCGGAGATGCCTTCGTGGAGGAGACGATAGGAGAGATACCTACCGGCCACTCGGACATCGAGTTTGTTCATTGTTGAGGGGTCAAATATCTGAGCTTCGTTCCACGCGGGCTGGAGACCAGTGACATCTGAGGCTCCGAACTGGAACCTGACTGTCTCAGGAGCACCATCAATGCCGATCTGCGGGTAGAAGTTCAGGAGGGACTTGTAGGAGGTAAGCGGAGCACCACTTTCGTCCATATCTATGCCGATACGCTCAATGAAAGCGGGCTTGAGTGCCTCTAGTTCCACTGGGCGGCTTAAGCGGCCTGTGGTGGCCCTATCGAGACCATAGATACGAGTGGCTGTTAGGCCCTCTGAGGTGGCGATGTTACCTACGTAGAGCATATGTCGCTCTGCGCTATCTTCGTCACCTATGTATGTTCCGGCGAACTCTGCGTATATTTCGGTTCCCATGTCCTCATAGGTCTGACCTGTCGATACTTGGGCGTTCGTTGAGGCCACTACGTTCGGCATGTCGTAGAAAGTCCACGTTCCGTTGCTTACGTTGTAGACGGCAGCACGGTTGCATCCGGTAGTTGTGTTACGGAAGCCTATGAGGCGGTCATCTGAGACGTAGTTGAAGTGAACTTCATCGAGGGCACGGTGGTATTCGACGAAGAAGAGGTGCTTGTAGTCTCTCTTCACACTGTCGAAGATGAACTCTTTGTCCTTACCGTAGATAATCGAGCGGGCTGTAGCACCATCGTGGACGTAGATGTCGTCAGTATCGAAGACGTAATGGACACCATCGACCTCAACGACACAATTGGTGTCCATGATGCCTCGGTCGTTGAACCTCTTGCGGAAGTCATAAATAAGCTGACCACCAATGAAGTTCATGGACCAGACTTCGTTGTCTCCGTAGATCATGAAGCTGTCACGGAGAGCTAGACCGTCGATGATGGGACCTACCATCTCGTTCAGGACGTTCTCACCAGCGTTATTGGTGGTGGAAGTCTCATCCCAAGAGGCGGGGACTGCACCATAAGCGGCGAAGTCTGACCATTTGACCATCGAGGGGTAGTCTGTGGACCCCTTGGAGACGTTCATGGCGACCAGAGTGTCTTTATAGGCCCTGAGGACCCCACAGCGCCATGACGCATCCCAGTTAGGCAAGACGGTGAAGTCTGCTGTCGCTAGGGACTTGAAGAAGGGGACATTCTGCTTTCGATTGACGTAAGCAATGTTACCTAGGAAGCAGGAGGTGAAAGGTTGCTGTGTGTCGCCTGTGGTTACTGCGAGGGGCGTAACGTCTGTCTCTACTTCGCCTATGATGGAGGTGAAGGTGGAGTAGTCGGAGCTAATCGTGATGATAGACTCAGGACCACCAGAGAGATCGGGGATGGAGAACATGTGGCCGATGACACTGGTGGAGGCCTCAAGGTTCTTTACGCGACGGAAGATAGGGGCGTGGGTAACACTCCCATTCTCGAAGCGGACGTTGACACCTGCTGAGAAGGCGTTGCTGGGGAGGTCATAGGGGTTAACATCGGAGATGATACCTATGGAGCCCAAGTCACGGACGGGAATGTTACTCATCGAATTGTTCCATGTAAGCGAGAACTGCCCTAACCTCCTCAACAGTAGCATCGCGCTTTATGAGATTTGCTCGGGAGCTTATGATAGCTACGTTACCCTTTATGTATCCGAGATCGTTATGTATCCGGTCTACATGGGGTGTCTGAGGGTGGTGGGCAGGTAAACCTAGTTCCAGCTTTATACCAAGAACGGGGCAGTATTCGGGGAGAACCAAGTCCTCCTCTTCTAAGTCGAAAACATAACCCTTAATCTTAGATCGGGTCTTGAGGACGGAAAGACGATACTTCGCCCACTTATCAGGGTCTCTCTTTTTTAACGCTTCTTGTCTTAGCTTGTTCTGGTATTTTTCGGGATTATCAGCCCAGTATTGCTTCATCCTCAAAGCGTGGGCTTTTTTATAAGCCTCGCTTCGAATTCGGGGCATACTAGACCTTCATGATATACCAAAGGGCAAGGGAAGGCTGCAAAGTGGACACAGTGACATCGTGGGTGTGGTTAGCTACTGTCGATACATCGTGAACGTGGGTGGACGATCCGACAGTGATAGTGTGCGTGTGGCTACCATCGCCTGACAAGGAGGCGGCTGTGAGAGGCTGACCACTACCACCAGTCTTGTCCCACTTGTTTGAAGCATCGAGGGTTGTGCTGAGGGTCTGACCTGTGGGGGCTGCTGTGGCTGTAGCACTGTGAGTGTGACTACCGCCGTCTACAGTGTGCGTATGGCTACCTGAGCCAGTTGAGGTGGCTGAGGAGGTCGTAGCGCCCTGTGTGGAGCCTTGGGTGTATGTGGTCCCTGCACCGACCACTACTCGATCACGGAGGTCAGGAGTGGTTATCGACCCACCACCATCAGTCCGGCTATAGGTTCCTCCGTCACATAGGGCCCATCCAGTAGGCACTGTGGCAGAAGACCCATACCAGATCGAGATGATGCCGATGGGGTATTCGAATAGGGCATTGAGGTCCTCGTCAGAGGCAGTCATTGCTCCATTCAGGTTAGGGAAGGTATTCTTTAGGACCTGTTTGATGAGACGGAGATGGTCGTCTGCTTGACGTATCTGGTCTGTAGCTGCTGGGTTAGCACTATCAAGGTCAGAGATATAGGTAGCTGTCTCTAAGGGCATACTTGGGTATCTTTAGTTATCGTTAGATGGCTTACAGCCGACCTAGTTATTGGAAGACGTGGAAAGGGAAGACGGTAAGGAGATTAACCGATCTGTCCTGAGTGGATAGCTTTAGTAGCTTTAGTAAGACTTAGGTAAGACGTATGTGTCGTATGTAGGACACTGGAAGTCTAAACTTACGTTAAGGACTATACGTATCATACGTATATCTTAAGATTATATATAAGTTATTACTATTATATAGACTTAAGTATCTTAAGAGACTTTAGAGGCTATAGTAGCTTTAGTCATACTTAAGATACTTAAGATAGGCCGGGGAGCATCATGCTGTCAGGCTCCCATCATTTTTTCCTTATGCCAGAAGTCGGCTTTGGAGGAGGAAGGGGTAGGTGTTTCTTCTATAGTATGGGTTTTAGCTCATTATACATAAAATCAATGAGTTAGCATATTGCTGCATTTGATACGTATGGGGGCTTAACGGTCTGTCCAGAGTGACGATATGGAGACCCCTGTAGGCCATGTAGGCGTGATGAGGCGAGACGAGGCTGGACGATCTGTCTAATGAGCCTTGGCGGGCATGGGGTGACTGGGGTTACTTGGGTCCCTCGATTTACTTAATATACCCGTCTTTTTACTTAATGTGGCGGATATGTCACACCTCCCCTAATTCTGATTTTATGGGACCCTATGTGGTGGGGGAGCTCCACGCCGCTCTTTTAGCTGTAATAACAACAACAACGGTCGAGGGTTTACCGAAAATTTTGAAGTGAGGTCAAAATGGGTCGAATGGTAACCTAAGCGGTTCAAGCTAGGGACCCAAAGCGGTCTAATCCCACACCTATCCCGTCCCCCACCGGCTGAAACCCTAGGTTTTCCGTGGGTTTCACTAGATGTTGCATCTGTTACAGTGCGACAACATTTGCCAGCCTGTGAGGGCATGCCGTATCCTAATGGGTTAAGGACATTTGGCATCGGGGATTGGTGGGCGTAATTTTCTTTCGTGAAAAGGTGCAAGCTATTCTTGCGGACATTAGGGCATTAGTCTTTCCAGTGTTGCCAAAGCAAGTAGAGGATTACTAAAGGCGATATGGCTATCAGTATAGCAAAGGCCAGCATAGACCGCTCTGCCAGCCGTTCGAGGTCGTGTGTCTCCATAGTTACCCTTGCCCTTCCTGTGCTCGTGCGTTCTCTCGTGCTTTGCGCCTGATCTGTGCCCTATATGCTCTTGCGTTGTCTATTGTGTCATCCATTTTCTTAATGACGCCAAGGGCGGCTAGTGGCGCTGCGCAATATTGGAATGCTCCGTCGGCATGTGCCATCTTTAGCCAAGGCAAAGCCAATTCGAGTGCCTCTAGCATTTGTTCCTCTAGTTCTGTCATGTCTCTATCGTCTCCTTTCATACTTCCTGAACCCATGCGTCTCTCAGGTGCATGCCTCTAAACTCTCTTGCGTGTCTGAACGCTGTTCGCTTGTCTTTCCATTGCGATCGACCGTTAACATCTAGTCGGCCATAATACGGGCCATTAGGATATTGGTCTTCGGGGAGAGCGACTATCACCTCATATAGTCTTTCCATCAATCGTCCTCCCGATAGCTAATGAATAACACAAGGTTAGCCCCATATGGTCGAAACTCACCATTGTCCCCATACCATTCGGTTCGGCCTCTTTGGCCCGTTAGTCCTACGCAAGCCTTCGCTCGTCTCATAAGCTCTCGACTAAATACCTTATTGGCTCGGCTATAGCTCCCGTCTGTGCTGCCAGTGTATCCGTAGTGCGTGAGCTCCGGCATGTAGACTGATGCTCTCTTTACCCATGAATAGTTGGCTTCACCCCCGAATGTGTCGGTTAGCTCTATTTCGTATCGGTGGCTCATTGTCCGGCCTCCTGCTGCTGCTGCTGCTCTTCTTCTTCCTCTTCGCTCTCCAGTGCCTCAAGCTCCCAAAGGATACTGCCAGCCCAAAGCTCAACGGCCATTGATAGGTAATAACAAGCCATACCTGACCAACTCTCGCCCTTTTCAGGCTGTGGTATCTCTCCGTAAGCGTCCTCGATATACTGTAGCACCTCATCGCCCCATTGCGTCATGGTTCGCAGTGCTGTGTAATAGGTAACGGCTGGCATGTATGCGCCGCTATTGCATCCACCTTGCACAATAGACGCTATGGTTGCGGCACATATATCCTGCTCTATCCAGTCGGGTATTTCGCAGTTCAAAAGCTCTGCAACGGGTTTGTCACAATTCCAGATTTCGTTCTCGGTCATGTCTCAATCTCCTATCAGTTAGGCAAAAGTGCCATTGTCCAGAAATTCGTATTCGTTAATCTCGATCAAGTCGTCGATATGTTCATCCGAATAGCAATATTCCATATCGGCTGCTGCTTCATGTATCCAAGCCTGAGCTGCCTCATAAAATACTTGTTTAAGTTCGGGAGTATGCTTCGGGTAGTCTTTATATTCAGCGATAGCATCACCAAAAGGACAGTCGCCGCAATAGCCGGTCATGGTGCATTTGCCGCTTTTGTTGTCTGCGGCCCATTTAAACCAGTTGTTATTCTCTAGCCATTTCCAAGCTCTAAGGCCTGAAAGCTCCGCTAGGTCGTCGTCGCCTGTCCAGCGTATGTCTACATGTCGGCGTTCGAAGTCTGCTTCCCGAATGTCGATAGGCGCAATCTTGCTGAATGCTTGGGCGCTTTCCCACCATTCCGACTGCCATCCCCAAAGGTCGCTGGAATTGCGGAAATAGTCCCTGGCTCGCTCTTTTGCGTAGTCTTCGAGCTCATGGAACTGATAGATTTCTATGGTCTTTAGTCGCATTGTAGATACTCCTCTATTGTGTCCTATTAGGTCAAACTAAGGGCGCTTCGGTGCTAATGAGGGCGAAAAGGAACAGTGCGAAAAATGCTCCACCGCCTAAGATCGTGGTTAGTGTTTCTATGGCTTTGGTTGTCATTGGTTTACCTTCCTGCGGCTATTGCTGCACATTCTGCCATTGCTAGGCTTGCCAAAACTTTATGGATCAAGGCCTCGTCGGCGCGGTGTTGATAATCTAGGTCTATAAATTCCAGTTCCGTTAGGAAGCTGTCGGCCATCCTGCGAATATCTGCGACAGTTCCGGCGCTGATGGTTACTGTGGTTGGCGTTGTCATTGGTTAAGCTCCCTTTAGGTCTTCGATTATCTGCCAGCCTAGCTCTATGCTTCGATCTTCCACTAGGTCGGCGTCGGCGTCTCCAAGCTCCTCTGGTGTCCAGATAATCACGGCAAAGCCTCTGCTCTTCATCGCCTGAACGGTTTCTAGTTCTTCCTGTGTCATGCCTTCGCTCCCTTCCATGTCTTGTTCATGTGTCTGCGCTGCAAGCGTTTCCTGCGCCTATCCTTGCTGGCTTGCTGGTTGGCGATAACTGCGCTTCCGAATAGTTGCGCTAGTGCCTCAATGGGTGAATGTCGGTTATTGTGTCGCATTGTGTTAAAGCTCCTCTTTAATCATGCAAAAGATAGCGGCCATTAAGACACCCATTAGGGCGGCAACGGTGGCGAATGATAACAGTTCAATCACGGTTTCTAATCCTTTCCCATACGGTGCTTGCTACAGTGTCGTAGCTCTCCCCTGCGCTGATAGTCTCCCGGCCCTCTGTCCAAACTGTGCGGCGCGATGAAGTTGCACCGTCTCGGATAGTTGCACCGTCTCCATATATTGAGACTAGGGCGGCGGCGTCTTCTACGTGCTTGCAAGCTGCTACGTAGGCGTTGAGCGGGCTATATACTTTGAAGCGTGGTGTCGTTCCCATGGCTCAAAACTCCTCTCTCAAAGACAATTACCGCGCTCATATGCAGCAGCCCAAGTCGCAAGGCCAAAGCTGCCAGCCTTACGGATTTTCGCGTCATTACAGGCGCGGTCATGGCAGACGTTCTTGTTGTCGCGGGGGTGTCCGGATGCTGGAAGCATTTTAGAGCCGCAATCGGGGCAATGGGTGCGCTGCTTGATTGCAATCGGGGCGCGGTATGCGTAGGTGCGGTTAGTCATTGTCTCAACTCCAAATGGCACAATTGCCAATTGCGTATAGAGCACGATTGAGGAATGTCCTCAAGAAAATAACGACATAGGCGTTTGACATTTCCGGCCATTTCTATTGTTCCGTATCTGTTCTAGTTGACATTTCCGAAAAACACAGATCGCCCAGGTTCTTCTGGGGGCGGCTTGGCAGGACTGGACCGGCAAAAAGGTGGGTAAAAGTCGTCAAGCTAACTATTGGCAGCTAACGGGGAGCCCAAACAATCGTTCGGAACTCCCCGCGCTTAAGTCACACAGGTAACTAATGCCTCCTCATCCGAGGTAGCATTACCCTGCCCTAGCCCTTAACCGGCAAAAAGATGGGTAAAAGTGCTCAAGCTACTAAACGCCACACGAGCCACCCTTGCCACTTATATCACATATGTCATGATACTCGGCGCAGGCCCCCTCAGGGAACTCTTGACCCTGTAGGGCATTGGCCTCCTTGTAGGAACATGGAGTGAGCGGTTGTCCGCCTCGTGCACCATCAGGATAGGCCGTAAAGCCTCGTAGGCGTGGAGCATACTTAGACAGCGTTTCAGCGAACTTACCTACGGTATCCTCATTATTATACTCGCTACCCCATTGCGGCAGGTTGATGGTCGAGGAGATCGCCATGTCCACATAGTCCTGTATGTCCGCTTGGAAGGCTATACGTCGCTCGAAGTCTTGAGCGAGGTCGATAGCACTCTCGATCTTCTCAGGGTCAGCCCCATAGAACTCAATGAGCTCCTTAGCCGTCCCATCGACAACATACTGGTAGTGCCAGTCCTTATCGCCCTTAAGGTATCGCCTCTTGTAAGCTACAGCAAACAGGGGCTCGATACCGGTAGTAGTCCCAGCAAGGATACCGATAGTTCCTGTAGGAGCAATTGCTCGATTAGCCACAGGGCGAGAAATACCAAGACTGTCAGCGAAAGTAGCCGAGGTATAGTCAGAGACCTGTTGGTAGACTGCAAGCCAGTTACGGAGCTCTGGTGTGACCTCATAACGATAGCCTTTCTTGATGAGCCATTCATGGACACCCATGAGACCGAGACCTAGGCGTCTGTTCTTCTCTCGGATTTCGTAGACAGCTTGATAGGGTAGTTTGGCTTTTAATGTTCCACATACGAGGAACTTAGTTGCCAGTTCGGTGATTGAGCGCATTTCTGAGAGGTCTTTAATTCTCCCAAGGTTAAGTGAGCCCAGATTGCAAACATCGTTTCCGTCTGCCGAAGTAACTTCTGTGCAGTTTGAAATGATGACACCGTTCGCCATGAACGAGTGCTCTTCAAAACCAACATCACAGCAATATACATCTGATTTTTCATACTCTTCTACACTTACTACTTTGTAGTTTCCAAAGTTCGTATCCTCTAGAACTAGTCGAGATGTGGGGATTTCGGAAATTTTACCCTTTATTCGTAGGGTGTGGCCTCCGGCGCTATCTGGACTAAAGCCACTCTTTGAGCCTTTGTTGATGAAGGCGGTAAAGCCCAACATGTCACACAGCCTCGCCACACCTTCCAGAAACTCTCGCTGTATTGAGGATAGGACTAGTGATTTAGCAGAGAAGCAACCATCAGCATCTAACAGCCCCGCTAGAAACTCCAACTGCGAGTTACGGTTCCAAGAATAAACATCCAGAGGAAAACTGTCTTTTCGCCTAGACCTAAAAATGTCGTGATTGTTAAAGTATACTCGAAGTATGTTTCGCTTATCCCGAGACACCTCGTGAGCAATTCCCGACGCGGTTAGTCTGTCCAAAATAGTCTCTTTAGTCCCACAAAGAGCCGCCTCAGCACGAGGGTAACGGGTGTGGAATGATCCATCCCCATATACAAATGCTAGGGCGTAAGCCTCTGGAACATTTTTACCCCATGACGCCTTCGGCGGTGACCACATTACATGGTCGTTAGGTGCAAGATACTGGGCTTGTTTTCGGGACCCATCAGAGAGAATAAACTCATGATCGGGAGAACATATAAGTTCCCTACTGCCTGTCAT